ATCGTTCCCTAATCCCGCCTCGACCTCGTTTAACTGGTCAACTAAAAGCTGGCCATCCTCCAGTCTTGACCTCAGCAAAGCCGTAGTGATTAGCCTTTCTCTTTCCCCAGGCAACTCCTCGTCATCGCTGATGTATTTTCTTACTGCCTCTAAGTATTCCGACAAGGTATCAACCGCCGCGTCCATGCTGATAAACTGCCCTGTTAGCGCTATGTTTAAGGCCTCGCATATGGTTTTCAAAACAGTAGCTGCCTCTGCTTCGTCTCTTTCAAGCACAGCGTCCCAGGTGATGGTTGTCTCATAGGTTTCATACCGTTTCCCGGTTATTTTTGAGGACATCGCAAGCACCATCCTGGCCAACAGTTGCCATTGCTCGGTGACCTGCTCTCGCTTGCGGGATATGTGCCTAATCAGGATCGGGCCTTGCTCTTTGACGCTGGCATGACTTGACGGTGTGTGTACGCCAAATACCATTTCTGGAACGCAACTGACATCAACGATGCAATAAAAAAGCAACGTCAGGAGGGCCTTGGCATCCCCTGTAGCTGACTGAACCTCGATAAAGGCCGCGTCATCCTCAGAGCTCATCATTAAGAGCTCCTGGCCATGTAGGTTAATGTGGGCATCCTCGCCGCGCTCTTGAGCCGCCAGCACTTCCGGGAAGTTGTTCTCCAAAAAGGCGCTCACGTCCGCCAGTTTCAACTTCAGCCGTGGCGTTGAGTGCATCTTTGAGCCCTGCAGGGCGTGCATCATCACGTCGTGGTAGGCTTTCAGGTACGGCTCAACGGCCTCCAGTTCGGACGTGCCGTATTTCTCCGTTTCCTCAGGCTCGTTTTTGAAATGAACGATCGGGATAAAGCCCCACTTGTTCGGGACGGTCTCGCTTACGACATCCTCCGGGGCGTCGCCTTCAACCACCGTTTCGATTTCGTCCTTGGTAATCCGCTGCTTGATCGTGTATTCCCGGTTTAAGTCAATCCCCCACTTGTGCCGGCCTTCAATGATGTAGGCGATTACTTCGTGTGTCTGCGGGTCCAACTCTATATTGGTCACCTGTTCTGGGGGGATGATGATATACTCGATCCTGGTCTTGTTCTCCGGGTATAAGATATTGTCCAGTTCCAGGTTAGCCAAGTAGACGTAAGAGTCGCCGTCGCGCAAAGATAACTGGTGCGTCCTTTGCACCTTGGAGATCCATTTGTTGATATGCTCGGTCAGGACTTCTTGGGCGTCCTCGTCGGCAACGGTAAACCTCGGCGTGCCCATAAAGCCAGCCAGGGTGTTGATGATTGGCTTGCAAAAGCCAGCTCCCAGCTTGTAGTCCTCGTGGGTGTTGTGGTATAACTCGCGGGTCAGGCTATAGTCTACCTTGTTGCTGCTTAGGACGTAGGGAACTGATGCGCTGCCGCTAAACATGATGCGGCCAAAGCGTCCGAATGTGTTTTGACGCAGCCTGGAGATTTCACCGACCGCTTTTTTGTACCAGGTTGTTTTTTTAGCCATATACTGATGCACCTCGCAATAGGCTGGCGTGGGATGATTTGATAGGCGTTTGTTTACCGAAAATCGTATGTAGGAAATACCTCTCCTCGTCTTTGGTGTGGTCGTTCTGCTTCAAGGGCTTATCCTCTCCCCTTGCCTGCGCCTTGGTATCCCATACATAACTGCTATACTCTCGTACGGTCTCTTTGCATGACCGCATTACCTTGTATCGCCCGGTCTGTAACATTGTTGCCTGTGTCCTAATTCCGTCAAGCACTGAATTGTCAGCGTCTTTAACACCAGAAAACCCGTCTCTTGCAAGCTGGGTTTTAAAACTCAGCGCGGACGGGTCGATAATTATCGATCTTGGCTTGATGTCGCCAAGGAAGCTTTTTAAGTCCTGGCTGTACTCGGCGTCTGTTTTTTGCCGCCCGGCCTTATTGCTGTCATAGTAATACTCACGCTCTTTCCAGGCTATATTCCCGGCCGTAGCGTACAGTCCAAACGCGGTGGGGTTGTTTGTGCCGTAGTCTATCGACACATAATAAACCCTTGGTTGCGTAGGTTGCCTATCAATAACATGGGCTTCCTCGTTCCACATGTCATAAATAACGCCTTCTGCCAGCACCCAGAGGCCCAGGATATATCGCTTGTAAAACAGTCCGGTATACATGCGGCGGTACCGCTCTTTTACCTTTGGAGACAACGACAGGTTATCGTCCATAGTGAAGTGCAGATGTACCGCGTTTTTAATGGTAAGCTTACCGAGCCATTCAATATTAAACCAGTGATACGGTCCGTCGGGGTTACAGTTAAACCAGAGCTTGGCACCTTCAACCGAGCACCGGGCAGTGGCCTGGTTAACAAAGCTTTCAGGCATCAGGGCGACTTCATCGAAGAGCATGCCGGCCAGGGTGATACCTTGAATGAAGTCCTGGCTGCGCTCGTCTTTGCCACCGAAAAGATAAAAGTAGTTAACCCGGCCTTTCCAGGAGATTTCGAGATAATTTTCTGTAGACCGGCGCTCTTTTACTTTGTAGCCTCGACCCTTTAAGACTTTTTTTAGCGGTATGACAACATTTCGCCTTAGAGCGCCGATGGATTTACCTGCCATGCCGAAGTTCTGATCGTCGAAGTTTTCCATTGCCCAGACCACAAATGAAAGAGACATAGGCAATGTCTTCCCGGCACGGACAGCACCGTCGCAAATAATAGCGTCTTTATCCGCAACAGGCGAACCCGGCATCCACCAGGTCATAACCTGCAGTTGTTTTTTTGATAACGGAGCCCACTTAAAGGGCTTAGTTTTAACCCTCCTCGCTGTCACCATGCCCATCCCAGGCCTCACCTGCCTTGCCGTGAAGCGCCTCAATAAAGCCATCATCTTCGGTTTCGTCAGGCTCGCCAAGTACCTTGGCTTTTTCAAGGGCAAGCCGTTCCCAGTCAATCCTCAACTTCTCATTCTCGACCCTTCGCTTGTGCTCATCTGGCAGCAGGTCAAGGTATTTCTCCAGCTTCTCCAGAGCTTTCATTTTGTCGTGGAGCTTGATACTGCAGCCGTCGCGCCCCTGCTTGACTTCGCTGATGAGAGCGGTGTCAACGATTTCACTGGACTCAAAGTCGACATAGTTGACAACCTTTGTAACCGGCACAGAAGTACTGCCGCCGTTGCCGTCGTCTATATTTGCATAGATAGGGCCAAAAGGCCCCATAACCTGTACTTCTTTTTGCCCAAATCTCACGTATGAACCCACATCCGCAAAAGCTATCCGCATATACTCACGCAGGACGCGCTCGCGGTTTAAACCTAAGCGTATAGAATCCTGCTCGGTTAGCTCTTGCAGCTTTTTCTGCACGTTAGGGAGCTTCAGGAGATTATACCCGATTGCATAAGCCGTCCGCTTTGAGTACCCAGCCGCCAGCGCCGCACGCGTGGCGTTAAAGTCCAAGAGGTATTCCTGGACAAAGGTATCTTGCTGAGGTGTCAGGCCGTCTTCGGTTAATTTACGGCGGCCAATAGGCGGAGGCCCTTTATCCGGTTTTCGACCGGTTATTTTATCCGGTTGCTTTGCGGGGGTTTTGTCCGCTTTTTTATCCGGTTTTTGTCCGCTATTGTATCCGAGCTTCTTAAACTCCTTACGGAGCATGTCGTAGCTAATTTTGTGCCTCTTGGCAAAGTCGGCTAGACTGCTGTAGTCACCGGACCTAAACTCAGTCAAAAGCTTTTGCCAATTATGTTTCGCTGCTCGTCCCATCACCTCACCTTCCCTCGGTTGTCATGTATCCCTCCCTCAAAAATAGACCTGGCCCCCGCACAGTCGAGGGCCATAGAAGGAGGTTGTCAGCGATGCCACTGCTGTGGCGGAGTTAGCTTAGTTCTCGCATTTTCGGCCTCTTGCCGCCGGTACGCAACCAGCACTCTTTCGTGCAGGCTTGCTTGCAGCGTTTGCTGTCGATCTGCTTATCGCACTCAAAGCAGCAGACGGTGCCTTTTTTGCAGCTATTGTAGCGACATATGGCCATGGGGTCCTCCTGGGTAAACTAAAAGCCACCTCACGGCGGCTCGTTTATCTGTAATTAGTCGTAGCTCCAATCTTATTTTACTGTCAACTATACCCATTGTCAACACTGTTTTATACACATTTACCATAATTCGCATATACTATCAGTCTATAGCTCGTACCAACTCCAAACCGTCGCCTTGGGTGG